ACTTTCAATGCGACCATTTGCAGCATCCGCAACATACCCGCCTGCATTATTAATATCATCAGTTTCCTCGGCAGTTGGGAGAATTTCATCATCTCCCCGATTAGACATTAAGTATCCATCAATTTGTCTTTTCTCATAGAAAACATCAGTGATTGGAATAGAACAAACATCTGCCATCTCATAGAAAAAACCATGAATATCATTCTTATCATCAAGAGCAACAGTTAGGATGACATCTACAATATTGTAGGCAATTAATCTTTCCGGATTATTCATCCAATCCTCATTAATGTTAACGTCTTCAATCTTACCGATTCCCAACTCTTCATTAGAAACATATTCAAGAGACTTAGAACGCCAATTAGAAAACGTAAGTTTATCGCAGAATGCTTTAAGCATATCGAAAGGCGGTCTGCCTACAATTTTACGGTGTTCATCATAAGTATTCGATGTATGATTAAATGGTGATAGCCACGCTGGATGTATTTTAGAGCCTTCTTCATTCAAAGTCTTTATTCGTCTCCGAATATATTTTCTGTCGAATTCAACATAATTCCAACCAGATACAATGTCAAAATCCCTTTCATCGATATATTTTATATAACTTCGAAGCATCTCTTCTTCAGAATAGGATTCTATCAATTCAATATCCGTTTCAATATATTCCAAAACATCAGTATCCGAAAGTTGAGATTTCATTTTTTCTCGGATAGAAGGAGCATCGATTTTTGAATGGTATCTATTGTAGAAAAATACTTTATATTCATCTTCATAAGTATCATAGGAACAAATGACATTAATAGATTGGTCTGCATTTTCAACCATTTCATCGAAACTCTCCTCTTCTGGCACTTCAACTTCAATATCTTCTATTGCAATGCGTGGAGATATAACTTCATTGTAATCTACTTCAACGTCAATATCATCGATATGAACAAGTGGCAAATCTGCATGTTCATTATCTGTTTCAGGAATTTCTATATAACCACTCAGACCGTCCTGAATAGCAACTCTTCTATAATAGGGAACATCGCCCTCGCCTGTCCAAGAAAACTCGTCAGTAAGCTCTCTACTTGCTCAGGAGTTTCTGTGACCACTTTTCGAAGTTCATCATCAAAAAGAGACTCAAAACCGGATTCAGTTCTTTTAATATAATCTCTTTGTGGAATAGATTCGTCTTCAGGAACAAAAAAATATGGCTCCGTTCCCCGCACATATCCATTCCACCTACTCCCATCTTCCATTCTTGCCGATAACCGAACAAGAACACCTAAATCACGATTATCATCAAAATCATCACTGAATGTATAATCAGTTGATACTACTCTCCCAATCATAATAATTCAGTTGGATATACTTCGGTTACGCCTTTAACATTTTCTATTGCACTTTTAGCAAAATACCTCGCTTGCTCTTCACTCTTTGCATATAATTCAATTTGAACTTTATCCTCGCCCATTAGACAACAATCGGACCATTCATATGGAACTTCTATGATATATTTATCCATATATTTCCTCCGCAAAATTCTTCCCAGTACCTTCTACACCGAATTTCTTTTTATCGCAATCAGGGCAGACAAGTGTTATTTCATTATCCATATACCAATGTATCATTCCCGCTTCTTCGCTCCCGCAATNAGGACAAACAATCCACTCCTGTCCTTTATCATNTGTATAACTCATTTATACATCATGTTAACCAAATGATTTGCAATCGCAAGTGCTGCGAGAAGTGTTGCATTNAGATATGCAAATTGCATTTCTCCTACATAAATAGACCAAATAAGGGAAGCAAATAATATCACACCAGTAAATACACCGGCAACATTCACAGTAACTTCTCTCTGTCCTTCAGATGGTCGTTTTCCTTCTGCGTTCATAAACCAAAAAAAGTAACCAAGGTATAAAAGTATTTTGATTATGTTCTATCTGGAGCAAATTGGTAGAAACCATCTTCGACAATTCCAGATTTCGCTAAAACATATTCAATAGCATCATATTTTGAATATAACCAATCTTGCTGAACTGTTTCGTCATCGTCAGAAACAACACACCAGTCATTTGAATAATCATCTTCAAATATACGATACTCAATGCCATCAATCTCAATTTTATGTTTGTTCATAGTATATCTCCTATATTGATTTCTTTGATACCAACATCTTCTGCTCCCACCGGGGAGTCTCTGCAATAGTATTTATAATCACAGAAATAGCAATTCGCTGTTTCTGGTTTTGTTTCCCATCTATCTTCTGATTGAAGACGAAGGATTTCATTTCTGTAACTTTCAATTTCTTCCCAATACTTATTTCGGTGTTCATTCCAGAAGACCTCTCCTTCTTGGATACGGCTATGGAAAGATTGTGTTTCTTCATCAAGATAAACGAATACAGCAGCATCAGGATAATGACCATATTTTCTATAAAACATCTCAATATAAACACCTGATTGGATTCTTTCTTTCCACTCTTCATTTTCACTTCCAGTTTTCCAATCAACGATTACATCATCATATATCTCACCTTGGAATCTTAAGTCAGCGACTAAATCAGCAAATCCAACAAATTCTATACCATCAATTTCAATTCTCCATTCTTCTTCGACCTGATTCACAGATTCTACGAATGAAGGAATCCATCGGGAAGCTGTGTCAAAGCAGTTATTAACTTGTGAATCGTCTTGACGTTCACTACTGAATTGAACCTTTTCTTGGTCCAAATATGCACGCAAATCCGATTCATCATCAATTTCTGAGTAATTCTTTAAAACATACTCTAATGTATCATGAACACAATTTCCCGTGGCAAAATGTTTTGGTTCTTCTTCATCAGGCGGTTTTATTTCTTCAATGAGATACTTTAATTGAAATTGCCTTGGACATTCTTTAAATGCCTTCAAACCACTAGCAGATAATTTTTCAACATCTCTCATGTATCCAATTCACCACATTCACTACATTTCCAAACCCATGTATAATTTTTATTGGGTCCAAAGCAACCACGACTTTTCGGGTAAATATCAATCGCAACTGGTTCTTGGACTGTCTCAGTCACTTTATGCTGTTTCTGGTCTACAGTGCAATGAAAGCAAAACCTTTCTTCTTTTTCAGGTATTTCAACACGCATATTTACTCGTAATTGCTAATGCTTGAATATTGAGCAACTGGAATTTTTGAAATAAATGAATTAATTTGTACTTCCGGATTCGCACCTTCAATAATATTACTTTCTAACTCGCCAACTTGACTCATTAAATACCAACGCACATCATCATTTATTTTTTCATTTGTTTTAATAGCAAACAACAAATCCCGACAGAACTTACCATAATCAGTAATCTCCGGAACAATTTCATTATTCATCTTATTCATTGCTTCTTGCATTTGTGTATTAACTGCAAGATTCACTACTTCTCCAATCTCATCTCTGCTAACTTGCTTTGAAAAGAAGTTTAATGTTCCTTCGGTTAATTTACCATCGCTTACAGAACTTTGCAAAGAATTGACTGCTCTTCGTGCATCACCATCCACATACTCCACAATATCTTCAACTGCTTCAGCATCATACTCTATATCTTCGCTTTGGAGAATGTTTAAAATAATGCTTCTAATCTCTGAATCTTTGAGTCTATTGTAAGATAGAACAGTACATCTTGATTGAATTGGGTCGATGAGTTTATTCTTATAATTGCAAGAAAGGAAAAATACTGTTTGGTCCGAAAATTGCTCCATTGTTCTTCTTAATGCAGATTGAGCATCTTTTGTCATTGAATCGACTTCATCAAGGAATATGATTTTATAATCATAACCGCCAGCAGGAGCTTGTCTTGCGCTGGATTTTATATCATCACGAACAACATCAATCCCCCTGTCATCACTTGCATTGAAATCAATGAAATTTGAATTCCAATCCGAACCAAATACTTCCCTAGCAAATGCTTGAGCAGATGCAGTCTTACCTACTCCAGCCGGACCTTCAAATAAAATATTTGGAACACGTTCATCATTAACACTATCTTTTAGAATTTCTACTTGCTGTGTGTTTCCAACTACTTCATCAAGACTAGTAGGACGATATTTTTCAGTCCAAACTCTTTCTTTTATCATACTCATCTATATTTGAAAGCGGAAGCATAAAAGAATTTCCTTTTAAAATGGGTCAAGAAGGATTTGAACCCCCAACATTCCGATTTGGAGTCGGATGTTCTACCTGATTGAACTATTGACCCTCACAGACACAACGGGATTTGAACCCGTGACATTCGGTTTAGAAGACCGATTCTCTGTCCAGACTGAGATATGTGTCTATATGCAGGTGACAGGACTTGAACCTGTGAACCCCTACGGGATTGCATCTTAAGTGCAACGCCTTTGACCATACTTGGCTACACCTGCTCTTTTTAGTAAATCCGTGATAGAGTACGGGGTGTACTTCCCCGAATGACTGTAACCATGTCATCGGATGGTGATTGACACGCATCTTCTTCTATCACGGACATTCTACTCTTCGTAATACATTGTAAAAAGAGTTTGGATTTACCAAGATATATAAACTCGGTCAAAACCTTCTATGAGATTTTCACGAACGAGAAAAACTGGATATATACTACAAATATCAGCCTGCATTTTTGTTTTATATTCTTCATCGAAAAATTCACACTCAATGATAATCACATCACTTTCAAAAGAAACTGATTCAACTAAACCTACAACATCATTGATTTTTGTTGTATGTGAATTCTTATAAATATGTTTTTTTGATAAATCTTCAACTACCTTTTCACTTGCAATTTCATATTCGTATTCTGAAATGTCAAGCAATTTTGCTTCAATTGTCATATGGATACATTGCCTTACCTGAATAATACTTATATGTCTCACAATCAGAGGGGTCATTACTCATATCTTCGAATTCCGGACCATAAACACACAAACCCAAACTTTGCAATTTACTACACGACGATTCCGAGTAACGACGATTCCAAATTTGTTTGGTCATTTTATTTGTTATATTTTCATCGTAATCCATCCATCCTATTTTCTTTATTATTTCTCTTACTTCAGGAGGTGTAAAACCGGATTGATATAACATGACAACGCCATTGAAGCGAACCATGTGATGTGGATTTTTGCTTTTGAACCTTTTTCTGATGCATGGTAGATGTATGCATGTATCAATTATATATTCAACATTGTCTGGAACTTTCTGGTTTTGAACTGGAATCGAACCTGCTGTTTTTTCATTAACATCTACATCTTCGTAAACCTGCATTTGGGGTCTGTTCTTTTGAAGATACCTACTATGCATTTCAATATCCTTTGGCTCCTTGCACCGCTCAAGCATATCATGGAGACTATTATTTATCACTTCCAATTCAGTCATTGGAATGCAAAAAACATCGCAATCTTGACCCGAATCAAATCTCTTGCTATTTGGAACACGTAAAACTCTTTTTATATCAGTTATTATCATTCTATCATATGTCTTCAAATCCAATTCATCAATGATATATTGCGATGTAGTTATTTTTTGCTCTGTCGGTTCAATCTCCTCCTTATATAGTAAATGACTATGTACGCCAAGACCCGAAAAAACTGATATAATAGGTATATTTTGCTTCCAAGCATATTTTGTTAATTTTTGAACATCCTTCCAAACTTCACCTAAAACTTCCTCAGCTAAATCCTCGTCTTCTCTCATCTGATTTATCTTCTGTTTATCTGTTAAATTCTCTGAAAATGCACTATCTTTCATTGGAGAATCAAAATCAAATGGAAAATCATGAACAACCAATCTCATGTCCTCTCGAAAACGAGAAATATTCATATAGATATTTTTGCTATTTCTATTGGCATTAAAAAACAAATCAGCTTCATTCTCCGAATGCACGAACGTTTGCTTCAATCCTTCAGAGTCTCCAGAAGCGACTGTCCTTGGAAAGCCATTGCAAAGAATCTGAGTTGCAGTATCCATCTAACCTCAATTACAAAGTCGAAGAATAAAAAGATTACGTCATACTGCTGGAAGCAATGCGTATCTGCAAGTCAATGCTTCATCATTGGACTGACGTACAATAGAAATCACCGAATCTTGTTCAAGCGAAACATCAAGCTCGCCATTAATTGATTTAAACAATTCAGCGAAACCTCTACTATAATGGTTGTCTACGTCTGGACCTTGCACATCATCAGCATAAAGCGTTCCAGAAACGCTATCCCTATCGTTTTTATCAGAGGCATCTAAAATGAAACTCTCATCTTTGACGACTACAGGATAATTTGATAATGCGAATGAATCGAAATCAGTCACATCTACAATTTTCTCAAACTCAGAAACCCTTGTCGTGAAAGAAGTTGATAGTTCTTCGTTATCACTTTTCTTCCGAAATACATCTTCATCATCGTAAAGATGAACAATTCCAAGTTGGAAATTTTCATAATCACGATTAGAGTTATCAAGATAAATATTTGCTGATAATTCACCTTCGATAAGCATTCTATTTGACCTTCCATCTGACTCAGAGCCAAAGAAAGTCAAATTCAATCGTTCTCCACCAACGAAATCAATATAATCTTCCATTTGAGGAACATCAAGAATAGCTTGCGCTCCGGAGTCTTCAAAGTCATCAATAACTTCAACATTCTGAACAAAAGGTTTATCAAAAGTACAATAAGACATCACAGCTTCTCCAGCATTGGAAATTGTTGTTGCCCCGTCGTCTTTCACGTTAAGATAAACCTTATCGTACTTATCCGTATCCAAAGGCGCTGAAGCCCATTGTAGCATCGTGGATAGGTTGTTACTAGTCGTTTCAAAGGAAAATAATTCTGTTTCTGTCATAGTGGTCTAATAGCGTTATTTAGTTCGGACTTCAACTCCTTAAGCATTTCCTTTTTCATTCTTTCAACAAGTTCATCCGCGAAATCATCGAAGGACGGTATTTCATGAATATCAATGCTTCCATCAGTTACTACAGTTTTTCTATCAAAGAAACCCTCCAAATCTTTAGATATTTCTTGCAGTTCCTCTTTTGTTGCATTTTCAACTTTGACATGAATCATATTGTCATTCATTTCACATCACCGAAAGAGAACCTTCTTCGGAAAAACTGACTCCTTTGCTACTGTATTTTCTAAACACTTCTTCTTTTGACAGTAATTCTCTATCTGCTTGATAAAGTAATACTGAAGCAGTCAAATAAGCCCAATCTTCTACATTAAGTTTCTCCACTGTTTCCCGCGATAATGAAGAGCCATACGAAGCACAATGGTCTAACCATTGAATCTCAAATTCACTCATATCGGCATTCAAATCAATAGTTTCTTCAAATGATTCTGGCAATCGTGTCTCCAGAGAATNTTGTTCTAAAGCCGACCATTTATTAATCTCAACTTCTTCGCCATTAATTTCAATACTTGTCATTAGACATCACCACCATTGATTCAGATTCGGTAAATATTCCATCAGTATCAGCAGTTAAATCAGCCAATTCTGTAACTGCTTCTTTAATGATATTTCCAATTCCTTCCATAAACGATTCAACGAACTTTGTCAGCAAATCAAACGCTTCTTCCATGCTCATTGTTATTAATTTCTCATTGTATTGACTTCTGTAAATCCATGAAGTTTATAATCAAGTCCATAACGACTTTTAACTTCATTTCTTGTTTCTGCTCCATCGACTTCAAGTTCTTCTATATACTCAATAATATCTTTATGCTTTTGATATGTAGGACGAGACAAACCAAGATACTTAAAGCGAACAACACCACTTTTCTGCAAGTCGCCATACGGAATTCCTTCTCCGTCTTCTTTCAGACGAATGATTGAATTCACCTTATACACATTGTCAGACTCTCCACCCGGTTTATCTGGTGTTGAGTCCATACTTTCTTCAATCTTCTGAGCAAGGTCATCCTTCCGTGTAGCAGTCCATGCAACATGAAAATCACATCGTTCAAATTCCTTACGGAATCCTTCATTATGGATTTTCTTAATTGGCCCCCAATCCTCAAGACTTAGATTAGCATCTTCGGGATTCGTATTTGGCATATACTTGCTAATATATTTATACTGTGCCCATTTCCACATTTCATCCATTGAATCAACAACAATAGTACCTTTCTTTCCTTTTTTTGCTTGATATTCAGAAAGATAATTCATCGCTTCATCTCTCGCTTCGACAGCTTCATCAAAATCATTTGGTTGCCAAATGTGAACTACTTTATCTGAAAATTTATGAGCAATATCATCTGCTTTATTTTCAGTATCGATATAGCAAACAGGTTCAGGCATCGTATAGCAAAAATGGCTCTTACCAGTGCCTTCATTACCCCAAATAAGTATTTTCGATGTATGCTCTTTCTCTGCTGCCTCTTCAACATTCATAGCACCCGGAACGAGCGAATCTAAATTATTATCAGACATATTACTCACAGTATTTTCATTCTCATTTTCATTGAGAGTTGATTTCTCTTCATAGTCATCTTTTTCATTTTCTTCTTTGATTTC